TAAGTGATACTGGTTGTCTGGAGATTCAGGGGGCCAGTCTACCACCCCTGATGTCAGGTAGGAAAACACCATATGTTTCTGCTCTGTTTTTCCTTAGAAATAGGCATCCTTGCTGGAACAAAGCGAGCAGCTATATTGACTCTATGTTGTGAGTGTGTTGATCCGTTCTGAGTTAATACATTTAAGTTGCTCACTCTGTTTCTGCTATCCATTCCGGGATTTTTGCCTCAAGCTCAAGCTGCGTGGTAAAGCCGCTGTTATCAATGGTGTGCTCGGCTTTTGCAATAATCCAGTCCTGATTATCAATCTCGCTTTTAAATCCTGTTACCGTGCCATGCATTTCGGGGTAGAGTTCTGCACGTCCATGCGCCAGTGTGATGGAGAATGATGCGGCTCCGCGTTGTAGCTGCTGCCACTTTGCCGCCGCTGCACGTCTTGCTGCCTGCTCGTTCTGATAAGTTTTGCGTAACACAAACACGTTGCCTTCCGCACCTTCCATATAGTCGCCTTCCCGGCTGCTGCTTTTCTCCTTTTTTGGTTTTGACGGTTTGCGGCGTTTCACGCTGACTTTTTTCTTTTTCCCGTAATTAAGATCAAGCCAGTAAGCGCGTACCCCCGTATACGCTTCGCGGTCAGCAATGCGGAACTGATGGCGATCGCCGCTGCTGCGTGTGATGGCGAACGAGGGCAACGGCTGGCCCTGTGCGTTCACGCCACCACCGGGCATGATGAATAACAGATTACCGCTTTTTACCGTGGTGATTGCGCCCAGCATTTCCGCCATGCGCGTAAGGAAGGACATGTCGCTTTCTTCGGTCTGGTCGGCGTGGTCGATTTCGATATCCATCAGCATTTCGCTGATTTGCGGTTTCAGACCATACCGATGAGCGATGGCGGATACCACACGCTCAACGGTCACATCATGCTAGGACACCTCACGTTTAACGTTAAATTCAGCCCGAAAATCTGCGCTTCTGGCTGAAACAGTCAGCCTGTCCGGCGGTCCTTCGTGAGCGATTTCATCAACAATGTAAGTGCCTTTTTCTGTCAGCGGTTCTCCCTTCCAGCCAATGAGAACCGTCAGGCGCGCGCCCCGTGGCGGTAGCTGCAACTGACCATCCGCATCATCCAGCGTGATGGTGAGCTGGTCCGCCTCAAATCCCCGGTTGTCGGTCAGTGACAGGCTCATCAGGCGCTCTGCCACGCCTGACAGCGTTTTACCCTCCGCGAGAATATCAAAATCCGGCATTTTCACGGGGTCTGTGCCCTGACTGAGCAATTGCATGGTGGTGTCGGTCATCTGCTCCCTCCCTGTGTGGCATGGTCGCATGTGCGTGCGGAGGGGGTTACTGCTTTTTGTTGTCGCCGTGGCGGGAGAATGGCGCAGGGGTGAGATTACGCGCGTGGTGGGTGATGATTGTTGCCGAATCATTTAACGGATACAAGGGGTTGAAGCTATGAGTGAAACTCGTTTTCATGGTGCCCGTGTTACGGAAAATACCGACCTGGTAACAGCGATTAACGATGTTGATTCCAGCGTTATCGGTATCGTGGCAACGGCGGATGATGCGGACGCGGAGCTGTTCCCGCTGAACAAGCCCACACTGCTGCCCCGCGTCAATGACGTGCTGGGAAAATGCGGAACAACGGGGACGCTTTATCGTGCGCTTAAGGCCATCGCAGACCAGGTGAGCACAAAGGTGATCGTCGTTCGCGTGGCTGAACACAAAGAAGAAGACGGAAAAACGCAGGATCAACTGGTTATCGGTGGTTCTGAATCTGACGGCAGCTATACGGGGATGTATGCGCTGCTTGTTGCAGAGCAGGATGAAAGCATCGGATACCGTCCGCGTATTCTGGCCGCGCCGGAGCTGGACACGGAGGCGGTGACAAAATCCCTGTGCGTGATTGCGGGTAAACTGCGCGCGTTTGTGTATGCCTCATGTCATGACTGTAACACGATGGCTGAGGCAATTACCTACCGCCAGAAATTCAACGAACGTGAGGTGATGCTCTTATGGCCGGACTTCATCGCCTACAACCCGAAAAGTGGCAAAAACGAAACGTTCCCCGCGCCTGCCTATGCGTGCGGCCTTCGTGCGTACATTGACCATGAGCAGGGCTGGCACAAATCGCTGTCCAACGTTCCGGTTAAAAATGTGCTGGGGATGTCCAGGCATGTGTTCTGGTCGTTGCAGGCCGAAGACAGTGATGCCAACAGCCTCAACAACAAAGAAATCACGACCATTATTCGTCGCAACGGGTTCCGCTTCTGGGGCAACCGCACACCGGAAACGAACGCCTACATCTTTGAGGTGTATACCCGAACCGCACAGGTGCTGGCTGATTCAATTGCGGAAGCGCAGTTTGAAACCATCGACAGTCCACTGACGCCTGCGAACGTGAAGGATGTTATCGGTGCCATCAGGGCAAAACTGGATTCACTGGTTACTGCCGGGAAACTGATTGGGGCGTCGTGCTGGTATGACGTGGTGGATAACGGCACCACGAATTTACGTCAGGGGCGCGTGCGTATTCGCTACAAATATACGCCTGTTCCCCCGCTGGAAGACATGGAGCTTTACCAGTCGTTTACTGATGAATTCTTTGGTCCCGCATTTGCGGTGCTGGGAGGTGCCTGATGGCTGTACCAAAACATCTTCGCTTTTTTACGCTGTTTGTGGATGGTGAAAACGAAGTGGGTAAGGTGACGTCCGTCACTCTGCCTAAGCTGACGCGCAAAACCGACAGCTACCGGGGTGGTGGCATGATGGGAGCGGTAAGTATTGATCTCGGCCTGGATGACTCCGCGCTTGATGCGAGCTTTGTCATGGGGGGCGCAGTTCGTGAGCTGTTCCTTAAGTATGGCGGCACGATTGACGGTACGCTGCTGCGTTTTGCGGGTGAATACTACACCGACGCTGAAAGCGACCTGTATGAAGTCGAAATGCGCGGACGTGTGACGGAAATTGATATGGGGGAAGCCAAACAGGGCGAAGCCACATCACACACTTACGCCATTAAAAACACCTACTACAAGCTGAGTGTTAACGATCGCCCGTTGTGGGAGATTGACCTGCTGAACTTCATTTACCGGAAGGACGGCAGGGACATTGTGCCCGATCGCATCCGTTCCGCGCTCGGGCTTGGCTGATAAGTAATATGCAGGCGGCGCAGTGCGTCGCCTCTGACTGAAAGGAGTTTCCTGATGAAAGAGACGAAAAACATCGATACCGAAAACACGGTCGTTGCTGACACTGTGAAAGAAACCAGTGAGCGTGGCGTAAAACTTACCCAACCAATTGAGCGAGGCGGCGAAAAAATCACGTATGTGGAGATCACCGGGGCTATTGAGCAGGCTGGATCTCTGCGAGATTTGTCGCTGTCTGATGTGCTGAATTTGAAAGCGGAATCCATGTTTACGCTGCTGTCACGCGTGACATCACCGCGACTGGATGAAGTGACGATCAAAAAAATGGCATCCCGTGACTTTATTCAGTTATGTGTGGTTGCCGTAAATTTTTTGAGCGGTGCGGACTCTGGCGAGAAGAACGAACAGGCGACGGAAGCCTGATCACGGTTGTGTGCTTTGAGCACATAGAAGACTTTGTGGCGGATATTGCCGCCATTTTTAACTGGTCGCCCGCCGAAATCTTCATGATGACGCCCGGCGAAGTGGTTAGCTGGCGTGAGCGGGCGGCACTTCGCAGCGGGAATGCAGACAATGAAGACTCTTGATATCCGGGTCGCTTTCAGCGCCGTTGACAGGCTGACCCGGCCTGCCGAAAACGCCCGCCGCCTGATGGGGCAGTTTGGTGACTCCATCCAGCGAACGCAGGGGGCGATCAAAAATCTCGAGCGTCAGGCGCGTTCATTTGAGCGCGCCCGTGACGCTGTCAGTAAAGCGGATGCGGGCATCGTGAAAGCACGACGCCAGCTTAACGCCCTTAATCAGTTACAACGCACGGGTACAGTGCTCAGCGAAAAACAACAAAAGCTGATGCAGCAGTTAAGCACCCGGCTTGAACGCCTGAATGAATCGCGCACACGGGAAATTCAGAAAATGCGGGAACTTGGCGGAGAGCTGAAACGCCACGGCATTTCCCTGACAGGCAGCGATAACACCATCCAGCAGGCCATCAGACGCACCGGACAATACAACAACCAGCTTGAACGCGAACGGCGGGCGCTTGCGCGTGTAACGCAGGCGCGTGAGCGGTATTCACGCGCGCAGGAAACAGCGGGAAAACTGAAAACAGGTGGTGCGCTGGCAACAGGTGCGGCGGCAGCGGGCGGCTATGCTGCCGGGCGTTTTTTGCAGCCCGCTATCGGGTTCGGGAAAGAGATGTCCCGTGTTCAGGCACTGACGCGAATCGATAAAAACAGCCCGCAGTTTAAGGCGCTGCGTGAGCAGGCGTTAAAACTTGGCTCTGAAACGCAGTTCACCGCAGGCGATGCCGCCAGTGGACAGGCATTTCTTGCAATGGCTGGTTTCACACCGCAGGCCATTCAGGCTGCGCTTCCCGGCGTGCTGAGCATGGCAACGGCTGGCGGTATGGACCTCGGCGAGACGGCGGATATTGGTTCCAATATCCTGACGCAGTTCGGCCTCTCTGCTGACCAGATGGACCGGGTCGGTGACACACTTACCGCAGCGTTTACCCGTACCAACACTGACCTTCGCGCACTGGGCGAAACCATGAAATATGCAGGTCCGGTGGCGGGTAAGCTGGGAATATCGCTGGAGCAGGCCGCAGCGATGGCGGGCGTGCTGGCGAAGATGGGTATCAGGGGGAGTGATGCAGGTACAGCGTTGCGTAAAAGCCTGGCCAATCTGTCATCACCGCCAAAGGCAGCGGCAGAAGCACTGAAAGAGCTGGGGGTGTCAGTTGCTGACGCCAAAGGCAAAATGCGCCCGATGGAGAATGTGCTGGCCGATCTCTATAAAGCCACCCGCAAATACGGGGAGGTTGACCGGGTATCGTTCTTTAAGGACATTGCCGGAGAAGAGGCTTTCACATCATTTATGGGCCTCGTTGATGCGGCAGGTGACGGCTTCTTAGCCAAACTGAGAAAAGAACTTGAAGGCGCGCGCGGTGAGGCAGAACGCACGGCAAAGGTTATGGCCAATAACCTTGATGGCAACCTGAAATCACTCGGCAGTGCATGGGAAGGTCTGCGTATTCGCATCAGTGATCTGGTTGACGGTCCGCTGCGTTCTGTCACGCAGTGGCTCACGCGGGTTGTCTCAAAGGTGACGGCGCTGGCGCAGGCCCACCCGGCACTGACGCGCCAGTTACTGATAGCGGGAGGCGCACTGCTGGCGACAACAGCAACGGTTGGTTCGTTGTCTCTGGTTATTGGGGTGCTTCACGGGAAGCTGGCTACGTTGCGTCTCGGTTTTTCTCTCCTGACCGAATCAATGAATGTTGTCAGGGTTCTGCCTGCATTATGGGGAATGGTGACGGGTTCCGTTTCTTTACTTGGTGGCGCTATCGGGGCGCTGTTCAGTCCGGTTAGTCTTATCGTGGCTGCGCTTGCCGGAGCTGCCGTTCTTATCTGGAAATACTGGGATCCCATCAGGGCATTTTTTGCCGGGGTGTTCAGCGGGATTATGGAAAGGCTGACCCCGTTGCGCGAAACCTTTGAACGGTTTGGCCCTGTTTTTGATGTCGTGCGCGATGGGATTATTCAGGTCTTTAACTGGTTTAAATCGCTGCTGTCACCGATGGAGTCCAGCAAGGAAACGCTGGATAAATGTGCCAGTGCTGGCGAGATATTCGGTAACGTTCTTGGCGGTGCGTTACAACTTGTTCTGACACCTGCAAAAATGCTACTGGATACGCTGGCGTGGATACTTGAAAAACTTGGCGTCCTTCCGGATGAAGCGGAAAGGGCGCGCAAGAAAATCGAAGACGCACAGCGTGCGGCCATTCTTCAGGACAAGGTTGCCTTGCTTCAGGGGGACCTGGCGAAAATCAATCCGCCGAAGCCTGTGGAAAATGGCAATGGCACCGGAGGTGATAAACCCAAAGACAACAAACCGCTCACAGACAGCAATACCGGGACGCTACGCAGACTCAGCAAAATTGCTGATAACACAGGTAAGCTGGTTGATGAGACGAAAAAACGCATTGGCCCCGGCGATATTGTCTTTAAGAACCTGCCCCGCGCACTTGCTGTTCGTGGGGAGTGGCAGGAGCGGAAGATTGCGCAGGTCAGTAAGCCTGCCCCCGCAATTAATATCACACCCGTGGTCCCGGCTCCGCTGCCTCCGGCGCTGGTCCCTGTTGTTGCGGCCAGCTCCCGCCCGGTGGCGGAGGCCATACGCTCTCCAGTGGCATCAGTTCCTGTAACTTCCCGTAACCGGGAGCCTGTTGCCTCCGGATTTGGTGGTGAAATTCATGTTCATCTGCATAACGTTGTTACGCAGAATCCCCGCGAACTGGCGAAACTGGTCGGTGAAATGGTCAGGGCAGAAATGGAACGGCGCGCCCGTGCCGGGCGTGGCAGTTTTTACGATAAAGATTGAGGAGTCATGGCCATGATGATGATCTACGGCATGTTTGTTTTTGAGCTGCGTACATTGCCGCATCAGCAGTTACAGCAAAACAAAAGCTGGCGGCATGTGAAAAATGAACGCGTTAACCGTTCGGCAAGCTGGCAGTATATCGGTGCAGGTGATGAGCGCATCGTTCTTTCTGGTGTGCTTTATCCTGAAATTACAGGTGGCGAAGTGTCGCTGTCGCTGCTGACCACGCAGGCGTATACAGGACGACCCTGGCCTCTGATTGATGGCGTCGGGCAGATTTACGGCATGTATGTCCTGACCGAAACGAATACGACCCGCTCCGAGTTTGATCGCTACGGTAAGGCGAAAAAGATAGAATTTTCACTGACTCTTGAACGCTGTGATGAGGATTTGCGGGAGCGCCTGCAATCCTCATCGTTCAGCGATATGCTGTCCGGCTTCAAAGATAAGGTAACATCATCCCTTAACAGCGCGGCCAGTTCAGTTAAAGGGTTGTTCTGATTTAACACAAAAACCGCTAATGGTCAGATTAGCGGTTATTTTGTTTCCTGACTCTTCTCTATTGTTCCGATTGATTCTCCTGCGGGGTGGTAACGATAAATCGTCGATATACCAATGCCGTAAATTATTGCCAGTTGTTTTCTGTCGTGCCCGTTTTTGATCAGCCTTGCTATTTGCTCATGCTGTTCTTTTGTCAGCTTCGGTCGACGTCCGCCTGTGCGCCCCCGTGCGCGTGCTGCCGCCAGTCCGGCCAGTGTACGTTCAACAATTAATTCACGTTCCATTTCAGCCAGGGCACCCATCACGTGGAAGAAAAAACGCCCCATTGGAGAAGATGTATCTATGCTGTCGGTCAGACTGCGAAAATTAATTCCTCGCTCCCGTAGTTCCCCGACGAGAGAAATCAGATGTTTCATGCTTCGCCCGAGGCGATCCAGTTTCCAGACAACCAGCGTGTCACCTTTTTGAAGGCGCTTTAAAGCGCGTTTTAATCCCGGTCGGTCTGTCTTTGTCCCGCTTAATTTATCTTCAAATATTTGTTCACATCCTGCACAAACAAGAGCGTTTCGTTGCAGGTCTGTATTCTGGTCATTTGTTGATACCCTTACATAGCCAATCAGCACGCTGAATCTCCCGTCCAAAAGCGCAAATCATGCCATGCAGGCCGGAAACGGCCATTATCTAAAACCTCGGTTTACAGGAAACGGTAAACAAGGCTGGTAACGCCGTNTTCATCGCCATAATTGATTTAATTCACAAATAAAACTATAATATGGTGAAATTAATGAAAAAAAACACAGATGATGGGGCTAAAATTTACACACCACTTACCCTAAAGCTTTATGACTGGTGGGTTTTGGGAGTATCAAATCGGCTTGCATGGGGATGTCCTACAAAGGAACACCTTCTTCCACACTTTCTGGAACATTTAGGTAACAACCATCTGGATATTGGTGTTGGAACTGGGTTTTACCTTACTCACGTACCTGAGAGTAGTCTGATATCTTTAATGGATTTGAACGAAGCTAGCCTGAACGCGGCATCTACAAGGGCTGGGGAATCAAAAATTAAACATAAAATTAGCCATGATGTTTTTGAACCTTATCCCGCGGCGTTACATGGTCAATTTGATTCCATTTCCATGTTTTACCTTCTTCACTGCCTGCCTGGAAATATATCTACAAAAAGCTGTGTAATACGCAATGCGGCGCAGGCCTTAACTGATGATGGAACTCTATACGGAGCCACAATTCTTGGCGATGGAGTTGTGCACAATAGCTTCGGTCAAAAACTGATGCGCATTTACAATCAGAAAGGCATCTTTTCAAACACAAAAGATTCCGAAGAAGGCTTAACACATATACTCTCAGAGCATTTCGAGAATGTTAAAACCAGGGTTCAAGGTACTGTAGTAATGTTTTCCGCTTCAGGGAAAAAATAGCATCCAACCGCAGCACGTTCTTGCTTAAGACGTGCTGCGGCATAATCCCAATGATTACTCCCTGACAGGGTTCGTAGGCCACTCAATATCAGGTGCAGTTGATGTATCAACACGGTTCAGCAACACCCGATACTTTTTCTAGGCTTCCACCACCAGCACGACAAGATGCCGCATACAGTGACCCAGTCAGTCCAGTTTTCAGACAACCAGTGCGTCACCTTTTTGAAGGCGCTTTAAAGCACGTTTTAATCCAGGTCGGCCTGTCCTTGTTCCGCTTAATTTATCTTCAAATATTTGTTCATATCCTGCACAAACAAGAGCGTTTCGTTGCAGGTCTGTATTCTGGTCATTTGTTGATACCCTTACATAGCCAATCAGCACGCTGAATCTCCCGTCCAAAAGCGCAAATCATGCCATGCAGGCCGGAAACGGCCATTATCTAAAACCTCGGTTTACAGGAAACGGTAAACAAGGCTGGTAACGCCGTTCAGCGTTCCGGCGATAAAATGACCGGAGAACTGAAAATTGGCACGGTGAATGCGCTGCGAATTTTCAATGATACCTTCGGTCTAATTTTCCGTCGTTCAGAAGATTTTCTTCATTTCATTCCGACGGCTGAAGGACAAGGCGAAAACGGTAATATCGGCCCATTAAGGCCATTCGCTATAAATCTGAGAACAGGTGCTATATCTGTCAGCCACGGGGCCAAAATTAAAGGAGGTCTAGCTATTGGAGCTACTGATAACGCACTGGGTGAAAACTCCATTGTTCTGGGAGATAACGACACCGGATTTAGGCAAGATGGAGATGGTATTATTAGCTTCTATTCAAATGGTTCGCGCATCGGACATATTGATGAGTTAGGATTACATCTTTATAAAGATATTGAATCTAATGGCAGCAATTTTAGATTAAAAAGTAATTACCGCCACCACATTACATTCGCCAACGAAGACGGAAGAATTCGTATGTTTTTGTGGAAAGATAACGGTGGTGATGGTGTTCATATTAATAACGGTTCAGATGGTGGTGGTGATTTCATTTTTAAAACAGATGGGGGATTTGCGCTGGGAAGTGGTGCGCAAGTTGCGTCTAGTGGCGATATTTATGGTTCAGTGTGGGAAAACAACTGGTTAAGCACATGGCTGCATAATCATGTCGTTCGGGATATTCGTCTTGGCAGCATTGAATATAAAAACGTATGGCGCGACTACGGCTTTGGCGATGCGTCAGGTTATGTTTTAACAGCCGCAATTAACAGCAATGCGGATGATATTGTCGACACTGTTGCCAGAAGGCCAATTCAGAAATTGATTGGGGGAATATGGTACAACGTGGGGAGTGTTTAAGATGATGCACCTGAAAAATATTAAGGCCGGGAATCCGAAAACACCGGAACAATACCAGCTAACTAAAAAAGCGGGCGTGGTATGGCTCTTTTGCGAAGATGGCAAAAACTGGTATGAGGAACAAAAGAATTTTCAGCCAGACACCATAAAAATTGCTTACGATGAGAACAACATCATCGTTGCTGTCAGTAAAGACGTTTCAACTATTAATCCTGAAGGGCTAAGCATAGTTGAAGTTCCTGATATTACGGCAAATCGTCACGCAGACAATAACGGAAAATGGATGTTTCTGGATGGTAAAGTAGTAAAGAGGGAATATACAGAACAGGAACTGCAACAACAGGCCGAATCACAAAAGGCCGCATTGCTTTCCGAAGCTGAATCAGTCATCCAGCCGCTGGAACGCGCTGTCAGGCTGAATATGGCAACAGACGAGGAACGCACACGACTGGAAGCATGGGAACGCTACAGTGTTCTGGTCAGCCGTGTGGATACGGCAAATCCTGAATGGCCACAAAAGCCTGAATAAAAATTAAGGCCCGATAGCGGGCCTTCTCTCATTCTGGTTGTTCGGGAAACGTTACTGGCAGGCTGGAGGTGTCTGTGGATTCGACCTTCTGCGCATAGAGCATCCACTCGGTTAATTTTTGTTTATTCTCATCGGAAATGATGCCCAGCTGTAGCTGAGAGTCCCACAGCTGGGTTTTATCCCTGACGAGCTGCAGCAGGCTCTGCTTTTCATTTTCCGCTTGTTGCCTTTGCTCTTCCTCGGTATAAGTTCGCTTTATCACCGCACCATCTTTGAACATCCAGTTGCCCGAAATATCAGCCCGGCGATTTGCTGTAATATCAGGCAACTCAACGACACTTAAACCTTCTGGATTAATTGCTGATACATCCTTGTCTATAGCAATAATTATTCCCTCAACTGTGTAAGCCAGTTTTATTGTATCCTCCTGAAAGTTTTTTAATTCCTCATGCCAATTTTTTCCATCTTCGGACCATAACCAGATAACATCAAAATTCTTTGTTAGCTGGTATTGTTCAACGGTTTTTGGATTACCTGCGACAATGTTTTTTAAATGCTGCATGATTATACCTGCGATACGTTATACCATGTTCCGTTAATTAACTTTTGTATTGGTCTGAATACTGCCGGATCATCACCATCGACTTCACCGATAATACCAAGCCCCGTGATTACATGGCCTGATTTTTCATACATCACGCCTTTCTTCATGGTCTAAACAACTCGTGTGCCAAGTCTGACATCTCTCACATAGCGGGAATCAAAGTTACCGTAATCCGAGGGATTAACACGTCCCGTAATATTTATGGTTTTATTACTTTGAATGCTTCCGGAGACAAAGCGCATAACATGGACGTTATTAGCATAAACATCCAGATTACCATCGCCTTTTTGTTTAAAGCCCGTGTCATTATCACCCAATACAATCGAATTACCGCCAAGAGCACTGGATGTTCCGATACCCAGTGCACCATTCAGTTGACCACCAGATAACGGCAGTGCACCAACATCTCCTGCTGAAGGTTTTCTGGTGGTGTAAAATTCGGACCAGTCGGCTTCAAAACCATAACCATCACGGGCTGAACGATAAAAAATACCGCCATTTTTATAATTAATCCGAAACTGAGCTGCAGGACAACTTCCTTCTCCCATATAAAAATGAATAATTAACGTTGATGCACCACTAATAGTTGCGTTATAGGCTCCGCTACTCCAGTTCCATCCAACTGCTTTATCATTCGCAACGGTGCTTCCTGTTTTCCCTAAGGCAAACGCACCAACATGACTTGCTTTTAATGTGATATCGGAGGAACCATCAAAAGCCACATTGCTTATTTTCCTGGCAGTTTTTAATTTTGCAGCTGTAGAAGCATTGCCGGATAGTTCACCAGAAAGGCCACCGCTGAATGTTTGTCGATTAGTCCAGGTATTCGCTGTACTGAGTAACGGTATTTTCTCCCCGCTTGTGCCGAGTTCTCGTAAACCGAGGTATTCGATAACGGCAGCAACGGTCGATTTCGCAAGAATATCCCGCCCGACTTTTGTCAGGGTTGCCAGGCTGGCGACATCATTCCCCGTAAAATACGGAAACTTGCCTGCCGCAGTAGTAAGTCCGGCCAGCGCCGTCAGGGTGGCATCTTTCGGTTGCTTACCCGCAAGCGCGTTAGTCATGGTGGTCGCAAAATTCGGGTCGTTGCCCAGCGCCGCCGCCAGCTCGTTCAGTGTGTTCAGTGCATCAGGCGAAGAGTCTACAAGTGCGGCAATCGCAGCCATAACGAAAGCCGTGCTTGCGATTTGGGTATTATTCGTTCCCTGTCGCGCAGTTGGTGTTGTTGGCGTTCCGGTCAGTGCAGGACTATTTAAGGGCGCTTTCTTGTTCGTTTCACCCATTACCGCCTTAACCGCTTTTGGCGTTGCCGCCAGTGACTCGGAAGTGCTGTTGGTCGCACTGCTGAGCTGTACTATCCCCTTTTTCGTCGTGCTCGCATCCTCCAGCGCCACGGCGGATGCAATATCCTCTGCCCGTTTTGCTGCTGTCTCGGCGCGCGTTGCCGCGGATTCAGCAGCAACTTTGCTCTGAGATGCAGCCGTCGCACTGCCTGCCGCCTCTGATGCTTTCGTTGTTGCTGTCGTGGCACTACCTTTCGCTGCTGACGCTTGTCTGGTCGCCTCATCTTTTGAAGCAGACGCAGATGATGCCGATGACGCCGCTGAACTGGCTGACGATGCGGCTGCTGCCTTAGAGGAAGCAGCATTGTCTGCTGAAGTCTTTGCATTTGTTTCAGAGGTTTTTGCTGCAGAAGCAGACCTCGCTGCTGCAGTGGCTTGCTCAGTGGCTTTGCCAGCCTTCGTTGTGGCTGTTGAAGCGGATGATGCGGCGCTTTCTGCCGATTTTCCGGCGGCGGTGGCACTGGCTGAGGCCTGCCCGGCACTTGTTGACGCGGCACTGGCAGATAATGCAGCCGCTGTTTTTGAACCTGCCGCAGNGTGGCATCTTTCGGTTGCTTACCCGCAAGCGCGTTAGTCATGGTGGTCGCAAAATTCGGGTCGTTGCCCAGCGCCGCAGCCAGCTCGTTCAGCGTGTTCAGTGCATCAGGTGACGAATCTACAAGGGCGGCAATCGCAGCCATAACGAAAGCCGTGCTTGCGATTTGGGTATTATTCGTTCCCTGTCGCGCAGTTGGTGTTGTTGGCGTTCCGGTCAGTGCCGGGCTGTTTAATGGGGCTTTCTTGTTCGTTTCATCCATTACTGCCTTAACGGCTTTTGGTGTCGCTGCCAGCGTTTCAGACGTGCTGTTGGTGGCGTTGCTGAGCTGGACAAGGCCTTTTGCGGTCAGCGAGGCGTCCGGGTGACGTCGTGACTGTTCATGCTCTTTCAGTTTGTCATCCACGTAATTCACTGTGGCCATCACCATGGTGTTATCCACGGTAAGCGCCACAGTGGCAGTGCTGGATACGGTCAGAATGGTGCGAAATGTTTGTGCACGTCCGGATCCTTCGGCAACGGTTGGCTTGTAACTTTCGGCAGTATTGCCTACCGCGATCAAATCGCCGTGCTCATCAAACACACCAATTTCCCGGATCCAGAATCCGCCCGTTTCAGGAGGAATAACCAGCTCCGCAATAATGTGGTTCTGATGTGTTGCGTCCAGGGTGACGCGATTAACGGTATGTCGCCACACCTCATGCACAAGACGGGTCTGCTTACTGTCTGGCGTGGGTAAAGTACCGCCGCCGTCACCCACGGCCATATGTGTCAGGCGGACAGGTTTCCCATCTGGCGCGGTTGCCTGCGCTAATTTTTTTGCACCCGTATCGGTGATAATGGTTTTAAATTTTCGTGTTGTGGTACTCATGCTTAATCGTCCGGATAAATGGTAATGACTTCACCGTCGTAAGTTGCTGCTGCCGCGAAAATATCTCCCTGAATCTCCTGAATGATATTCAGCCCTGTCATGTGGCGGCTGACCGGGCGGGCATCAGCAATCAACCGCTCCATTTCCAGATACATTTCCTCCGTCACGCCACTGTCCAGCGTGCCAACATCAATCTTGAATGTTCCGGGTTCGCCGTTGAACTCCCACCACTCAGACACGCGAATGAGGTATCCCAGCGGCTCAATGGCCCGTCGCAGGGCGCTGATGGTTCCTTTGTGTCGGTGTATCAGCCATGCATCACGAATCACCTGTCGCTTTGTCTCTTCCGGCCAGTTGCGATCCCAGCGGTCAACGGAAAACGCCCAGGCGAGATAAGGCAGCAGATGCACCGGGCAGGTGTCCGGCGACCACAGCGTGTTGAGGTCTGCCGGAATGTCTGTAATGCGTGTTCCGACGGCTTCGGCACAACGCATGAAATTGCTGGCTGATGGTGGTAACAGTGAATTACTCATTACGCCCACCTTCGCTGATGGTGAATGACTCACAGCGCGCCGCCTGTATGTCGCTGATGGCCATATTCTGTGTGGGTTCGATTATCTCCACGCGTTGCACACCGTGCACATGCAGTGCGGCAGCAATGGCGGACAACGCCACGTCCTGACCGATAAGCCCCTGCTCAGCCAGCCACTTCCTGAACGACGATTCAGCCGCAGCCAGAATAGGTTCGGATTCCGGACCGGGGTAAAAGTACAGTTTTGCATTCAGCCGCCATGTCACGATTCTGGCACTCTGTACGGTCAGGCGGTCGGCCACCGGGCGGGTATCCTCTGCATTCAGAACGGCGCGAACGGTATTAAGCAACGCCTCCGTTGCTGTGCCGTCGCCCTCAGTGGACAGGATGGAAACCGTCACATTTGCCGGAGACGGACTGATGGCCCGCGCATCGCGCACCAGACCGCTGGCGCTGCGGGCAAAATACTCGTATGCGCCTGACGGGCCTGCAACACTCAGGCCGTCATACGCCCGCTGCGCCCGCAGTCTCAGCGAGGTGTCGTTCTCCATCACCACGTCGGTGGTATCCGTTGCCGGAGTGATAACCAGGCGCTTTGTGTTCATATTGCCCGCGAGGTTGTCCAGGTCTGTTCCGGCGCTGTGGCTCAACATGCAGGCGCGTGCGGCCTCATTGACCCGCTGGCGTAACAGCATTTCACGAAACGACATGGTTTGAGCGATAACGTTCAGGGGTTCCGATTCCAGTTCCAGTGCGGCGGAGACGACTTCACGCTGTTCGGCGGGATAAGCTGCAATCATCATGGCCTTTGTGTCAGCCAGAATTGCCTCAAAGTCAGGCTCCGCGATGATGGCGGGTTCCGGTAACTGGGAAAGGTCAACGGCAGGCATGATTTACTCCCTCAGCGTGATGGTTAATTCAACATTCTGCATGGTCTGCATGACAGTGCCCGACAGCGTCACCCCGGCGTGGCCTCCTGCCTTCCAGACAACGTCGATGGCGTTCAGGGCAATGCGTGGTTCCCATCGTGTCAGTGCAATCACGGTAGCACTCATGCATTGCAGACGCGTGGTGTTATTCATGGGTTCGTCAATCAAATCAGGCACAAGGCTGCCATATTCCCGTCGCATAACCCGGCTTGCCAGCGGGGTGGTCAGGATGTCCCTGACTGACTGTTTCAGGTGCGCCATATCGTTCAGGTTTCCCGTCCCGTCCGGGTTCATTCCTGTGTAGCGGGTTGTCACTGCGGGCCTCCTGTCGAATCGCTGCCACCTTTAACGCCACCGTGCTTATGCGTATGCACTGTGATGCCGTTTGAGGTGAAATCGCCGCCGCTGTGCGTGATATTGCCGCTCATCGTTCCCCCTTTTGTGACGTCAAGCGTCGCTGTTCTCAGAAGGTCTGTGCATTCCACGACAGGCGTGTTCAGTGTCACGCTGATGGATGCCTGCAAAGTGGCCGTTTTCATGCCGCTTGCGCTCAGTGCGCCTGCGTCCGCGTCGTAGCGGAACACCGCGCCGTCCGGCGCGCTGACCACGATTTCTTTCAGGCTTTTGCCGGGTGCCGGAATGGCATCACTCCACAGGCTGCCGATTATCATGGCGGTTTCCGGGTTGCCGCCGATGCAGGCAATTGCCACCTGTTCGCCTGGTGATGGCGGAAACCACACGTTGAAGTCTCCCGCGCGCGTGGTGTTCCAGCGCAGCCAGCCTGTTTCCAGTTCGCCGCTGCGAACGCGCACGCACCAGGATTCCTCATCAACTTCAGAGATGATCCCGGTGCGGATGATATTGCTCAGCAGTCGCATGAGTTCTGCGCTCATCGTACAGCCTCCGCAATCCGGCCCAGCACCGTGTTATAAATCAGGCGCTCATCTGCCTGGCTGATACCCAGCAGCTCACGTACCGGGTAATCGGTGAAAATGCCCGGCGCAACCTGATCGCGCTCACCGAACTGATGAACGCGTGCAATACGTGCGGCCACGCCGCTGTAACCCACCGTCACACCGGAAGCATCTGCACGGGCTTTCAGGTAGCGGGCGGTGCGCAGTTTTACGAACATGGAGACGCGCCTGGTGCTGTCCTGGTTGATGCGCCGGGTGCGTATTTCCAGAAAACGGTCGATGTCATCCCGGTAAAACGTGCGGATATTGTTTTTATCCTCATCCCACCCGGTGATGGTTCGCCCGTATTTCCCCGTGTCGTGATGCCAGTTTTTCAGCGTGCGTGCTTCGTTATTCCAGATAAAGCGAATGCGCTCCTGTATCCGGGTTACGCGGCGTCTGCGTGGTGTCCATGCGGTCCCGTCCGGCGCTTTCTGTGACCGGATACGCGCCTGCTGGGCGCGGCGTAAATCCTGTGCCAGCTTTCTGGCGATGTTATTAATGGCCTGCTGATTCAGGCTGTCGCGGATAGCCTCAAAGGTTTCATCCACGCGGGTGAATGCCTTATCCATCGCTTTCCCCCCACGTCACATCCTGGAATACATGCGACCAGTCGCCTTCGGAAGAGGGCAGGCGGGGTTTTGGCTCCGGCAGGTGTTCTGCCTGCGGTGTGCCCTGACTGCTGCGCGTGATGCGAACGCGTTCCCGCAGGGGGAGCGTAAACAGGAGATCGGCGCTGTCATCGTCATTGATAACGGCGGAAAATTTGATGTCCTGATTACGCTCCGGATTGAGCAACAACTGTGGCTGATTTTCGGATAACCACGCCAGCAGCGGCAGCGTGAGGTCGTCCAGCTCTCCGGCGTAATCCATGACAAACATCACTATCTGATAGCGGTAAACAAACGATGGGGTTTCTCCGGTCGTTTCAATGTTGCCGCTCTCCACGAAAATGGTGAATTTTTCCGGGTTGGCATGACACCACCGGCATGAACGGGTCATGGCTTCACGCAGGGAATCAGTTTTCAGCATGGTTGTTGTCCTCGTTGTTCAGTCGTTGCAGCCTGCGCTGTTCCAGTAATTCAATGGCCCGCTTATCGGCGTTACAGGTTTCCAGTGCGTCCATGAGGCTGTCGCTCCATATCCCGATGTTTCCCCATGATGGCGTCACCGGAAACGGCGGGGGAAGTACGGGGGCGGTCAGCCCTTCCGGGATGAAACGGAACGACGGCGGCGGCGCGGACGCGTTCTGCGTGCTGGTGCAACCGCTCAGTAAAGCGAGCGTCAGGAACAGCGCGGGCACATGCATCTGTCGTGATATCGTTGCGTAGCTGTTCACGTCGGATTTCCCCTTCCTGTTGTCGGTTCTGGCGCGCTGTCATGACGTCACGCAGTACACCGGATGCGGTGCTGATGATGGTGCCGGCCTCTTTCAGGGTCCGGCTGTAATCGTCCAGTTGCGCCTGTGTATAACGGTTGTGTCCGTCTTCCTGCCCCAGTCTGAATGTCTGCCAGAGTGTTATGGTCAGCAGCGTGAGGACGGTCAGTGCCATCATCAGGATGAGGTAGCCTGAGTTTAACGGACACTCCTTCCTGAAAT